TCCTGTAGTTGAACTAGCATTCCCTGCTAATGTTAAAGAATAAGAACCCGAAGGACTAGCCGTGCCGATGCCTACGTTGCCTGCTGCTTTGATTACTACTGCACTATTCCCTAAGGATAAATCAGAATAAGCAGATTCAGCATCATTCAAAATACCGAATTGAAACAAGCCACCATTGTCTACAAATCTTGCTCTTTGGTTTGTTCCTGTTCTTACATACAAAGGATAGGATGGGGCTACTCCGTTTATTCCCACGCTGCTTGAGAAGGTAGCTGCGCCTGCTTGTGTTATATTAAATCTATTAGCCCCACTATTCCCATTTAAGCGAATTAAATCGCCTGTGCCATCTTGTTGAGCAGTAATTAAACTATTTGTACCTGAGCCATTATAAACAAAAAGTCTATCGGTTTGAGGCGCAAAATTAATTCCTATGTTAGTCGTTTGTACACTACTCGAAAACGTGGCTGCGCCTGTGGATTCTAGGGTGAGAGATAGGTTTGAATTGTTATAAAATTTATGCTCAAAGTTTCCTGAAACTGAATTGTAACGCATACCACCCGATGCATTGTTTTCAGTTCCTATATATCCAAATATTGTAGAACCTCTTGTATATTCAATACCTGAAAAAGCACTACTAACCAAACCTAATGGAACAGATGCACTACCATTAAACCTAGCACTTGTCCCGCTCAAAGCACCTGTCAAAGTTACACCTCCCGTATCGGCTATTGTAAGCCTTGCCAATCCTGAAGTTAATAATTCTAAACTACCATAAGATGAAGCACCGACATAAGAAGCAGCTAGTCTTGATACCGACCCTGAAGTGTAAAGTTCTGCTACTTGTCTGTTCGCACTTGTACTACCACTAACTTGCAAACCTCCACCTGTTATGAATAGGTTATTTGATAGAGTTCCACCTGTCAAAGGAAGGTAAGTAGATGCAGCAGTTCCTGTAGTTAGGTAGGTTGAATTGTCATAGGTTATAGTAGTACCACTTATCTTGACAAATCCTGTTCCATTCAAGGCTGCTTGCTTTCCGTTAAATGTAGACCAATCAGCACTACTCAAAGCACCTCTATTCGTAGCACTTGCAGTAGGTAGATTGAAGGTATGTGTAGTGCTTGCACTTGAGATACCGAAGTCTGTTCCACTTGTACCCGTTGCGAAGTTTTGAACCTGCGCAGTCAATCCATTCAAGGCAGTCAAGCCTGTGGTGAATGTGGTTATAACTTGACAAAGGTGACCATTTTCTGTGTGTAGGGTTATTGTCCTTCCTGAGTTTGATACAAATATTCGAATAGCTAGTCTGTCCGTTAAAGTTAGGCTAGTAGTAGGTACTGCAAGTGCTGAGAAATAAGGATTAATATTTGTACCTAAAGAAATCGATTCAGGAGTGCCTGAATTAGAAGCTATCAAAGTAGCTGTGCCTCCTGAATTGACCTTGTATAATTCAATGTAGAAGGTAGGGCTACCGCCCCCTGAATTTGCACTAAAGTAGGTCTCAAAATTCCAATTGCCCGCAGGGATTTCTAGTAAGGCAGGATTGCCTGCATCCGTAATGAATGAAGCTATGTATCCGTTAGATGCTATAGCCGTATCTGTGCCTGCACCGAATACAGGAACTCTTGACATTTGGCTATAAGCAATTCCTCCTATACTTCCCTGAGATACTGATAGATTAAGGTAGTAGGATACAGAAGCACCGCCACCGCCTCCACCTTGAGGGAAGTCAGCAAGGCTACCATCACCCCTGATGTATTGTGAGACAGTACCTGCACCTGTGACTGCTATAGTTCCGCTGCTTGTGATAGGGCTATTTGATACAGTGAAAGCAGAAGGCATAGATAGTCCTACACTTGATACTTTATTATTGAAAGTTGTCCAATTTGCAGAAGACAAAAGTCCACGATTTGTGGCAGAGGCAGTAGGTAAATTGATTGTAATATTCCCTGAACTAGTTACAGGCGAACCGCTCACGCTCACATCCGTTCCGCTGCTGCCTAGGGTTATGCCTACAGAAGTCACCCCTAGATCAAGGTTACCCTGCATATAGGTTTGGATACTTGAGATGGTTGCCTTGTTTGTTGTAACCGCACCGCTTACCACGATAGGTACCACATCATTATTGGCTACCGTGCCCCGATCTACTAATTGACTTATTCGCTTATCTGCCATAATTCTTAAATATAAAACTTGTTTACCCCGTTTTCTTGTAACATGTAGAAGTCATTCTCCAAAAGTATGTAGTCATAATCCTGAGGCTCAAGTTCTCCAAGGATTTTAAATAGTGAAACATAGCTTAAGCCGTTTGCGATTGGATTGTACTTATCAACCTTCTGAAGCTGAAAGAAGTGATTGCCTACTTTTATGATTTTTCTAAAATCCAAGTTCGAAATATCTGTAGGAGTCAAATAGAAATATCCCTCCAGAAGCCTGCTGTTCCTGTCACCTATCGAACTAATTAGGTTATCGTAGTACTCCGTGTACAGGTTTGAATTCTCAGGGTATGCGCCTATCGAAAAATAGACTTCGTTAGGGTAGCTGAATAGCTGATCAAAAGCAGGATCTGTCAAGTTATTAACGTGACCGGCATAAGGATAAGCATTATAAGTCACAGCCCCGGATGAATACTGAATTTGCCAAGTTGTAGGGCATGGGGTTTGAGGCGCAAAGAATACTATTCTAGGCTTGAAGTTGTCCGGGATCTTCACGTTATTCTCAACTTTGTATAGGTGAACCATCACCCTACCTGCTACTTCTTCCCTCAAAACAGGGGGTGCAAAAACTACCTTCACGGATTTGGTTTCTGTGACGAAATCATTTGGAATTACTTCCCGTTTTTCGCCATAGCCTTCATTGAATTTGGTCTTATAGCTTTGACTCCAATAGTCGGAATCATCGTCAAACATGAGCCTATACTCCTTCGCACTTAATTCACTCAAAGGGGTTATTACTACCTCTTGGGATACATCTAGTTTGTCACTCCAATCTAGGGCTTCATTCTTGAAGGTTTTAAAGAACTCATTATAGGGAATGATCTCTAAGATATTTGTTTGCAGCTTGTCCTGAGTTATGTACAAATTATACATCGAGATAATAGACTTCAGGAAGTCACGCTGCTTCATAGATTTTGGCATCGTGTAGTTAATCTTCATCGTGTCACCTTCCACCACATCGACCGCTACAGGGATCGTGCTACCAATTTTTAGAACTCCACCCGGTGCTACTGTCAAGGTGTTCTGTATATTGGCATTATAACCTGCACCCCCTACGGCAGCACCGGTTAATCTTACTTCAAAATAGTCATTTAATGCAAGGGTGACCCCTCCTGATATTGCTATGTTGTAGGTGTAAGTTCCCCCTAGTGGCACTATGGTTACTGTCTCACTTTCCGACAAAATTTGCGACCCATTTTTTAAAATCGAAACAGTCCAAAGGTTCTTTGTAAAAGTTGCCAAAGAAGTAAAACTTAGACTTACAGTAAAGTTTAGCCCTGTATTTAAACCCTGCGTTTTATTGTAGGTGAACCTATTACCTGCTCCGTTAATCGTAAAGCTAGGAGCAGATACGCTGTTAAAAACTAGGAGTTGTGAGAAGCTAGGTGTGGAGGTTACGTTCTGAGTAAGTAGGTTTGTTCTCTGATCTAGCAAATTAAGAACTTCCCTAGTGATGTTCTTTTCGGCAGTCAACAAAATCAACTTCTTGAAAAAGAAGGATTCAAAGATAGGTGCCGTGATAGTAAACCCTGCCTCAGAAAATATCCGCTTCAGAATTTCGGTAATAAATACCGCAGGTTTGAAGTTCTTTAATGGGTAGTTTATTCCATTAGCACTGTATCCGTAATCTACCAAAGGGTAGACATAGTTCTGCGCCCCAGATACCCATTCAGTACGTGACCAACTCGCTTCAATATTTGCTTGATTGTAGGTATGATCATAGGCATCAAAGTTTAGATCCGCTAGGGTCTTGTCTCCCAAGGCATCTAGGATGTCCCTGAGCCTGCCGAACATGTTAACTTCATAGGTTATATCACCTTCCCGGTTTACGATCTTAGACATCCTTAAAACCCCGTCAAAGATCTTCACGTTATCCAGAAAAATTTGGCTTTGCGCCTGCTTTGCCGGGTTAAAGTTCGACAAAATGTTAGCCCCTGCGATAATATCATTTGCTACAGAGATGTCAAAGATGTTCCCAAATAGCTGCTGATTCCTTGAAGTGCTTGGTAGGGTTAAAGTCTTTGAAAAGCTAGTGTTCCTTCTTTCGATGTCGCTGATATCTGCAACCGAAAAGGTGAACTCTACATCGATATCCCCAAGGGTGTCTGCCTCATATCCTTCTACAAATAGCCGTGCGCTCATATTACCTGTCGATTGTTTATAAGCTGAAATTCAAGGTCTAGTTCAATATTGAATACTTTGTCCACCGCAGTCTTTTTAACCTCGTAGGTGGTCGCTGAAGGCTTCGCAGGTATCCATGATGGGGTAATGTAATTATCGTTTACTAGATTCATATAGACCAAAGGGGAAGAATACAACTCCCTTAGGATCTCGGCTTGCGAATCCGTTAAATAGTCACTTATGATCTTCCAGCTTTGAGTTTCTTTTGTATAGTAGATCGGGTTTATATTTTTAACCCTTATCCCATCTGCTTCATAGATGCTGCCTGAGTAGTTGCGCTCATATCCTTTCTTTTCTACGCTGAAGGAAGTCTTGCTAACTAGATCAAAATTAAAGAAATCATAAACCCCGTATTTATTTAGGTAGGCCAATCGCATCGGATCAAATTTACCGCAGGACTGAATAAAGATTGTAGCGAACTTTGCCCTTCTTGCTGATCCGTTATTCCAATTCGCAAAGACCTGAATATTGTCGATGCTTCCCCCATAGGTCAAGGGTGTGATCTGGATGTAGGTCACGCTAGGAGTAGCAACCGCTGAAGGAGTAATGAAATATGTTTGAGTAGTCGCGTTTGCATAGGTGACTAGCAGTTCGCAGTTAGTCAAAAGCCCTGTATTGATAAAGCCAAAGATGGTTGCATCTGTTTCCCTAGCCTTGATCGTAGTCCATTCGGTTAGTGGTAGGTAGCTTGTATTGCTTACCCCATTGTATTTGCTTAGATCCGAAGCGAAACTATTTTCTTCTAGCAAAGGCAAAGAAGCAGCCAAAGCATATTTGGTAGCACTTACTACTTCTGAAGCTGAGACTATCTGAAACACCCCTGCAACTTCGTAGTACTCATAGCACTTAAGATAGTAGCCTTTGATTACGTTGGTATTGCTAGCTGAAGTTGCTACTTGGTAAAATCCACTTGAGTAGGTAAAGTTTACAGATACAAATTTGCTCACATCAAATTCCACAGAATCGGCAGGGTTAGCCGGGGAATCGTAGAATGCCTGAGTAATCAATTCGTTTGCAGTATTAAAAACTTTCACCACATATTTGAACCCAGATAGGTTTGCATTGTCGCTGCTGATCGTGTAGTTAATCCGATTGAATGCAGGCAGGATACTATTGGTAGGCTGAACTAAGGTTATCATTTGCTTATTTTTAAGGTCAAGGAATTGAATCCAATGTTTTGAATGTCGATGTTGAATTCTGGTGTTGCTTCGTCAATTGATTTCTTTACAAACATCTTACCCTCAATACCGTACTTTTTAATATAGTATGCTAGCCTCTTTGCGCTACTTGAAATCTGTGGTAGCATCTGCCTTCCCTCGATTAGGTTTGTTGCTTCGATCTCCATGTTCTTGCGCTTCATCCATCCTTCTAATTCTACTAGTACTTCAGGAGGCATGCCGTAGGTTTTAAATTGATAGAATCTACCTTCAGCATTCTTGTAGGTCTTGCGCCTGTTCTGGATACCCTTTACACCTTTATCTTGGTAATCTGAATACTCAGCACCTACGCTAATTTCTAACCGGTAGCCCGTCTTGGTTTCGCTTACTTTTAAAACCCTAAAAGATCCTGCTAGCTTTCCCTGATCTACGGGTGCATATTTTGCTAGGTTATCCACTACAGATATACCTAGCTTTTCCATGGCATCCGTGATATTTTTAACAAGTTGCCCTTCTACGGCAGCGACAAATTCGTTACCCTTCAGCCTCCTGCCTCCGATGTTGACTAGTTTTTCTACCTGTTTCTTTGTTGCAACTGCCATTTCTTGTATTCGAGATCTTTGTGTTTATTGTAATCCTTCAAATATGCTAGGCAGTTTAGATACTCCACTACCCTTAAATCATAAGCCTCATTAACCGTTATGTTGTTGAAGTCTGCCACCTGTTTGGTGCTAAATACCCACCCCCAGCGTGCCATAAACGGGCTGCTTTCTCCGCCATCTCCTTGTTCTGAATTGAGTAGGTTATTGTACTGCTTATTAACTCGTTGAATAATTGACAAAAAAAAAGCATGCATCCGTAAACCTGCAAGAAGTTAGCATCTAGCAAATCATCTGCTACAACCTCATGAGGCACTACCCCGTAGCCCTTATATTTGTCACCCTCCATAGGAAGAAAGAAACAGGCAGCGATTTTGTTTAGCTGCATGATCTCACCGCTAAATGAAAGGATATCTATGTACTGCCCGGCTGTTATCTCCTGCAATTCATAGCAGAATTTATACCTGTTATTCCCTACCTGCAAAAAGTCCACAGGCTTTGATTCTGGAATGTTGTTAAAGAAAGATAGCTTCTCCCCGTACTCATGGATAAGATCCCGGTACTTGTATTCATCGTAATCCCGCTCATTTTTACCCTCGATCACAGCAAGCATTTTCTGCTGCTTCTCGATGATGTTTAGATTCGGGCTTGCCTCGATATCGTAAAGTGTAATAAATTGTCCGACTGTAAGTTTGTCCCACATGGCTTTAAATATATTTATTTGGTTTGATGTTTTTATCTGAAGGAGTACCTACCTAGATGGCTCTTTGAAATCTTATTTACCACCGAATAGCGCAGGGCATCCAGAGCGTGATTAAAATTATCTACAGGCCGATTAGTTAGCAAGCCGTTTTTATCTTCGATATACTTGTAGTTCCTGAGTTCCTTGATCAGGTTAAAACTGCTTTCGGTTGCGTGCAGCTTGTATCTACGGATTATGTCAATCCCTATGTTGATAGATCCTTTGATGGTAGGCTTTACATTCCATCCCATCCTGTAGATCTCCTCTATACTTTTAGGCTCAGCTGAATCTGCGTAGATTTCGTTACTGCGATCCAACCCCAGAACTTTCATTTCGTTTGCGATGTCTTGGTTTGTCATCCCGGTTCTGTATAGCAGTTCATCCACGTACATATTATCATCTAGAATATACGTGCGCACTAGGGAAGTAGGATCTGAACTATATCCAAAGTCAAGCCCGTAGCTTACTAGCTTTGCTTCCGTTGGGATTTCTTTAATGGTACTGAAAGTATATACTAGGGATCTAGCCTGCCCCCTTTCCCCTAAGCCGTAGACCCTCCAGTAGTTTTCATCTATGCCTTTTAGCCTTTCGATTTCTTCCTTGATCACGTCCCCTAGGAAGGGGTTATCTTTGTAGGTGGTCTGGAAGAACTCCACATCTGCCCTAGGTAGCACCTGATCGTAAATCCAATGGAATTCTTCAGATGGGTTATAATCCAGAATCACTTTCTCATTTGTACGGAATAGAAGCTGTGTCCAATCTTCTTGCGTTAATTCGTTTGCCTCATTACAGAATAGTAGATCCCTCTTTCTGCCCCTAATCTTCTGAGGCATATCCAAAGAAATAAATTCGATCGTGTTTTGGTTAAGCGTGTATTCGTTATTGCTTTTGCTGTGATCATCTTCTGAGTAGATGTCATGATCCTTGAGGATCTGAAAAAAGTCTCGCATCACCGTACCCCTCAAAGCCGGGAAGGACTTCCTACAGATCGTGATAATCTTCCCTTCATTTCTTTGGCAGTAAGCAAAGATTATCCAAAGCAGGATATTATAGGTTTTCCCAGATCGGGTACCACCTTGCTGCACTACTATCTTAGCTGTGCTTTCTTCTAGGTGCCTAAATACTTTGTTGGTTTTTAATTTAATCTGCGCCATCTATAATGGTCACCTCAAATAGTTTCTTGCCATCTGCCCCGGTTACTTCCTGCCTTTCAACATAGCCTCTGGATTTGCCCTGAGTTTTAAGAAAGAAAATTATGGCAGTAGTATCACCGCCATCTATCTTTTGGTCTAGCTTACTTTCAACAAAATCTAGCCTAGTATTCCTGCCTTCGATTACAGCCTGTTCTAAGCTCTCCTGCTCGATCCATTTGTACAAGGTTACTCTATCTACCTGCAATGATCTTGCAGCCGTAGAAAGGTTGCCAAATGCCTTCACAATGGCTTTCTCTATTACAGATGTCTCAGGCTTTTTCATAGTGTTGACTTTTGATAATTATAGGTCAAAGGTTTAATTGAATTGTAAACGTATTTGCTTTTCTTTTTGCGCTTCTTATCATGCCCGGATAAAGTTTATTTAGCTTTTTTATCGCATCCCTTTCCATGTCTACTGTCCGATAGTCCTTGCATCCCCCTTCGGTTTTCCAATGTTCATTTTCCCAATGTAAGTACCTGATTCCTAAAATCCCTCCGTACTTGACAATATGTCTTAAGCAGATCTCGTAATCTTCTTTGACTTTAAAACTTTCGTCGAACAAAAATTCTCCATCATTAACCATCCCCATACAACTTGCCGTTAAATAGGTTTTTGTCAATATTGGTTTATACGGATAAACCGACCTGGGTGCTGCCTCTGTTTTTAAACCCCACATTTTAAAATTCATTTGTTCACATAAATCAAATGCTTTTAAAAATTCCTCACCCCAGAATCCTTCATCCCTAATATCAATTTTTTTTGCTTGTGTTCTACCTAATTCAGTATAACCTACATTTTTTGCATCATCATCTAAAAATACTACCCACTTTTCATTAGTATTTTTAAGAATCCAATTTCTCGTTTGAGTAATTCCCTGAACTGAACTAGGTACTGCAATTACATTTTTGATATAATGATATTGATGTACCTCGCTTTCAGGCACAAAGAAGGTACCAATGTTAGGCAGAATTTTATTTGTGGTAGTTTGACCTGCTCTGTTTTTACTTGGTATTGCTATCAGCATATCTATTTTTAAAATCAACCCAATTTAAAACCCTTTCCAGACTTATTGCATCAAAGCTACTTCCTTCTTTATATCCTCCCCTTCTTACCATTTTTAACTTTAAAACATTTTTTAAATCTTCCCATTCTTCAGAGTTTGGATCTGCCATTACTAGTATATATTCCTTTGGCGGAATTAATTGAACGGACTGTTCAAAATCTAAGGTTTCCCCATCTTCCATATCATCTATCTTCGCATCAAAAGGCAAATCTAATCCCCATTCTTCTATCTGTTCTGTATCCCATTCATTTGCAATCATGTCCCAGTCCCATTCACCGAAGCCTACGTTATCCTTGATTATAAACTGCTTCTGTTCATCTTCTGTGAGATCATCCGCAAAGATCACCGGCACTTCCTTGAGACCTGCTTCCTTACAAGCCTTCAGCCTCATGTTACCACCTAGTACTATCATGTTGGCATTCACCACGATAGGCCTGATCTCAAGCATCTTTGGGAACTCCTGAATAGACTTGACTAGCTTTTTAAACTTGTCATCCTTGATAATCCGGGGGTTATTAGGATTGCTTTTGATCTCTGAAAGTTTAACGCTTCTGATCTCCATTAGTCTAGCTTTTCGTTTGTTACTTGTAAAGCCTCCACGGGTGTGATATCCTTTTCCTCTAGCTTGTTAGGGATACCTGCATCATCCAAAAGCTTCTTGAATAGGTAGGCTAGATCAAAGATTCCTTCTTCATTGTCAAGGGTGATGCTGATCACTTTTTTTTCGCTGTTAAAATTTAATTGAAAATTTGACATTGTTTTTTATTTAGGTTGATTCATTTTTTGTTCGTGCTTTTGCTCTAGATATTCACGGTAGCTTTTGATATCTCCCATAGTATCGTGACATACCCTGCACAAGGCCATAAGGTTTTCTATTCGATCCGCTGTTTTACTTCCTCCCATTCCCCTTGCTTTTATGTGATGGATGTCTACCGCCTGAGATCCGCACGATTCACAAGGAATAAAATCAGCTATGGTGTAGCCGAAATATTCCATGTAGATCTTGGTGTGCTTTTTCATTAAAAGGGTAAATCATAATCTTCAGCCTGATAAGTTGCTGTCGGCATCTTGTTAACCTGTAGGTTATCATTCCCTTCCTTTTTGTAATCGTTTAGGTTAATAGCAACATCCTTCCCAAAGTCATTCGGCTTATCAAAGATATTGATGCTCACATTGACATACTTCTTTCCGTTGTAGGTGTATGCGTGTGCCTCGGCATCCGTTAT